ACAACTATCTGATTGTGTGATAGCATTAGAAAGAAATCAACAAGCCGAAGACCCTGAAGAAGCCAACACCACTAGACTAAGGGTTCTAAAGTCTAGGTACACCGGAGATACTGGATTAGCATGTCAGTTGCTGTACGATAGTGAGACAGGTCGACTGCATGAGAAAGAACATGAACCAGAGTTTGATGACTTTGTTATGAACACAAAAGACTATGAACAACAACTTACCCTCTAATCTTGTCTTTGATATTGAAGCCAACGGATTTAATCCCGACACAGTTTGGTGTCTCGTAGCCAAGGGTCTTGATGATGATAGGGTCTATACATTTGGACCTGATTGCATCGACAAGGGTATCGCCCTCCTAAAACAAGCAGATACTCTTATTGGACATAACCTCATTGGCTACGACATACCTGTCTTAGAAAAACTTTACAAAGTAAAATTTACCAACAAAATTGTGGACACTTTAGTGCTGTCTCGTTTGTTCAATCCTGTTCAAGAAGGTGGCCATAGTTTAGAAACTTGGGGTCAAAAACTTGGCATCCCTAAACAAGACCAACCAGATTTTGATACTTACTCTTTGGCAATGATAGAATATTGCACACAGGATGTTCGCCTGAATGCCGCTGTATATAAGGCTTTGGTGGCATCTGGTCGAGGCTTCAGTATGGAGAGCATTGAGCTTGAACATGCCGTTGCTAACATTCTCAAAGCTCAAGAAGAACATGGGTTTCTATTTGCTGAACAAAGTGCTAGTATGTTGGTAGCAACTTTAAAAGAAAAGATGTTTGAAGCCGAACAAGAAGTTCACAAAGTATTCAAGCCCAAATTAATCAGGGACAAACTCGTAGTCCCTAAACTCAAGAAAGATGGTAGTCTCTCCAAGGTTGGTTTGACTGACCAAGAATACGATGATTGTATGTCTCGTCCTTTCTGGCGAAAAAAACTCCAACAATTTAATTTAGGTTCTCGTAAACAGATAGGTGAATACCTGATAGACTTTGGTTGGCAGCCGAAGAAGTTTACTCCTACTGGTCAACCGATTGTTGATGAGAACATCCTCTCACAAATCACGGATATCCCTCAGGCTAAACTCATAGCTGACTACTTACTCTACCAAAAAAGAATAGCTCAAGTTGAATCATGGCTCGAGGCTTTACAGCCCGATGGTCGTGTGCATGGCCGAGTCATTCCCAATGGTACGATTACTGGTCGCATGACTCACCGTAGTCCCAACATGGCTCAAGTGCCTAACATGGGGTCCTTGTATGGGAAGGAATGTCGAGCCTGTTGGATTGTCCCTGAAGAATACAAACTCCTTGGTGTTGATGCTAGTGGTCTTGAGCTAAGAATGTTGGCTCACTATATGAAGGATGAAGACTACAAAAATGAAATCTTACACGGTGATATTCATACTGCTAATCAGAATATGGCGGGTCTTGAGACCAGAGACCAAGCCAAAACTTTCATCTATGCTTTCGTTTATGGAGCAGGTGATGCCAAGATAGGTCAAATAGTTGGCGGCAACAAAGCCTCTGGAAAGCAATTAAAAGATAGATTCTTATCAAACCTCCCGGCACTTAAAAGCTTAAGGGAGAGAGTGAATAAGGCGGCCTCAAGAGGATTCTTGAAGGGTATTGATGGTAGGAAAATCTATGTTAGAAGTGAACATGCTGCTTTGAATACTTTATTGCAAGGTGGCGGAGCTATTGTTATGAAAAAAGCGTTAGTTCTACTCAATGAAAAATTTAAATTATTAGATATTGATGCTAAGTTTGTCGGGAATATTCACGATGAATGGCAAATAGAAGTTAAACATTGTCAGGCTAGGAAGGCCGGACATCTCGCTGTCTCCGCTATCCGAGAAGCTGGTGAACATTTTAATATGTTCTGCCCTCTTGATGGTGAATACAAAGTAGGAGAAAACTGGAGTGAAACCCACTAAAGCAGACCGAAAGAAGTTTGATATCGACTTAGAATATGGTCAGATAAGAGAAGACAAAGTAGCTGATATCTTTACCAAAGCTAAGATAGAAGTGAAGTCAGAACGAGGTATGTGGATGCAGACCGGGAACATAGCTATTGAATACGAAAGCTATGGTAAACCCTCTGGTATCAAAGCAACCGAATCAGATTATTGGTTTCACAATCTATGTATTGATGATGAAGAATATTGTACTTTAGTTTTTAAAACTGAGACTTTAAAAAAGATTGTTGATAAGATAGATAAATTCAAGAGTGTTAGTGGTGGCGACCACAATGCTAGTAAAATGATTTTAATTAGTCTACAGAAATTATTCTCAACAGAAATCATTCAAGCATTTAAGGAATTAAACAATGAAGAAGAAACTTGACACTTTAATAGATGATATCTATAAAGTAGTTGGTAAATTAGGAGAGGGTAAACCTCTTAAAATAACCGAACAACAATACGAGTCTTTTGGTAAGTTCATGGAACATGCTTTACGAGACTGGGCTACACCTAGAGCCGCCAGAAAATTCACCTTACGTATGTCAAACATAGGTAAACCATCACGTCAGTTGTGGTACGACATGCATTCAAATAGAACATCAAGTGGAGTTCCTGCTCCGACTATGATTAAGTTTCTGTATGGTCATATCTTAGAACGTCTGGTGCTTTTCTTGGTTGAGATAGCCGGACACAAAGTTACTGACGAACAAAAAGAAATTACGATTGATGGTATCATGGGTCACATGGACTGTAAGATTGATGGCGAAGTCATAGATATTAAGTCTGCTTCTGGTTTTGGTTTTAAGAAGTTTAAAACTGGAACTTTACCTGACGATGATAGCTTTGGTTATATGGCTCAACTCGCAGGATATGAAACTGCCGAAGGTTCAGAAGGAGGTGGCTTCTTAGCAATCAACAAAGAAACTGGAGAATTGTGCTTGTTTCTACCTGAAGACCTTGACAAACCCAATATACGGACTAGAATTAAAAAGGTTAAGTCCGCACTTAACAACAAAATACCACCTGAACTTTGTTATACACCTGTCGCAGATGGGTCATCTGGTAACTTCAAACTAGCTCGTGAATGTACGTATTGTCCGCACAAGTTTGAATGCCATAAAGATGCCAATGATGGACAGGGACTTAGAGTATTTAAGTATGCTAAAGGCCCAGTCTTTTTAACAACAGTAAAAAAAGAACCGCAAGTAGAGGAAATAACAAATGAACTACAAGTTTAACGAAGATAAAATTTTAAAAGAGATTAAGCAATACATTGACTCTACTTACAAACAACACTATGCCAATGGCAAGTATCAGGCTACTGATATGATTATTGATGCCGGACATGGTGAATCTTTTAGTATCGGCAACATCATGAAATATGCCATGAGGTGCGGTAAGAAAGATGCCAAGAAGAAAGAGCTGATGAAAATAATTCACTATGCCATCATAGCTTTATACATAGAAGGAAATAATGATAGATAAAATTGGAGTAAAACCATACTTAGGAATTGAAATAGATTATGATAGAGATAATAAGTTAGATAACTTTAGTATTAGTACAATTAAAGATAGGTATTTATGGAATGATGAAACATCGTGTCAAGAAGCTTTCGCTAGAGCAGCAGTCTTTGTTAGTACCTACAAAGGTCACACAGATTTTGACATGGCTCAAAGGATATATGATTATGCTTCTAATCTTTGGTTTATGTTTAGCACACCTATTCTTAGTAATGGTGGGACTACCAGAGGCTTACCTATTAGCTGTTTTCTAAACTACGTACCTGATAGTCGAGAAGGTTTATCAGAACACTACGATGAAAACATTTGGTTGGCTTCATCAGGTGGCGGCATTGGCGGCTACTGGGGAGATGTTAGAAGTGATGGTGTTTCTACTACTCATGGTTCTAAGTCCACTGGCTCTATTCCTTTCATGCATGTGGTCGACTCACAGATGTTGGCTTTCAATCAAGGCACCACTAGACGAGGTTCTTATGCCGCCTATATGAATATCTGGCACCCTGAGATTGAAGAGTTCATTGCTATGAGAAAAGAATCAGGCGGTGATTTAAACAGAAAGAATCTCAATCTTCACAATGGTGTTAATCTCAACAATGAATTTTTACAAGCTGTTGAAGAAGATGCCGACTGGCGATTGATAGACCCTAAATCCCATGAAGCTATCAAGACTGTTAAGGCTAGAGATTTATGGTCAAAACTGTTAGATGCTCGTGCTGAAACTGGTGAACCTTACATGGTTAATATTGATACTTGCAATGAAGCTTTACCAGCCGGACAAAAAGAGTTAGGTCTTGAAATCAAACAAAGTAACTTATGTTCTGAAATAACTTTAGCAACCAACGAAGAACGCACCGCTGTTTGTTGTTTGTCTAGTGTTAACTTAGAGCATTACGACAAATGGAAAAAGAATAAGTTTTTCATTCGTGATTTAGTAACCATGTTAGACAATGTGCTAGAACATTTTATTGAGCATGTTGTGGATACATCTATGTTAGGAGAATACAATGCCAACTACAAAAGGTTTAAAAGCTACGTCAAAAAGGGGAAGAAGGGTTACAAAAAAGCAGCCTTCTCCGCTTATCGTGAAAGGTCGATTGGTCTTGGAGCAATGGGTTTCCACTCTTACCTCCAAAGCAAAAACCTTCCATTCGCAGGTCTTATACAGACTTCGCTTAATAGAGAAATGTTTAAATATATCAAGTCAGAAGCTGTTAAAACTAGCGAAGATTTGGGGAGAGATAGGGGGAATTGCCCTGATGCACTCGGTAATTTACGCAGGAACTGTCATCTTCTTGCTATTGCTCCTAATGCCTCTTCTAGTATTATTTGTGGTGGGACATCTCCTTCGATTGAGCCGATACGTGCTAACGTTTATACGCACAAAACTCTTTCGGGGAACTTCAAAGTCCGCAACAAATACCTTAACAAGACCATCAAAACGAAAGGTCTCAAGAAAGAAGAAGTAGAAAACTTATGGGGTCAGATACTAGACAACAGAGGTTCTATTCAAGAGCTAGATATTTTTAGTGATGAGGAAAAAGAAATATTTAAAACTGCTGATGAGATAAATCAAATTCAATTAGTTGAACATGCTCATATCAGACAAGAGTTTGTTTGTCAGGCTCAAAGTGTTAACTTATTTTTTGTGCCACCAAAGGCAACTGCACCTCAAGAAGAACACGATAAGTATCTACAATATGTTAATGATGTGCATTGGTATGCGATGCATAAACTAAAATCCTTATATTATTTTAGGTCAGATGCTGCCAAAGCTGCAGAAAATGTTAATGTAAAGATTCAACGCATTAAGTTAGATGAAGTTGAATGTATCGCCTGTGAGGGATAATGGCAGCCAAATGGAATAGCGGTACCTCACACACTCCGGTGACAGGAGTAAGAGGTAAGAAGACTTCACAAGGTCGTAAGAATTTAGCAACAGCAACAATGAATAAAAACTATAAAAGGAATTTTAAAAAGTATCGTGGGCAAGGTAAGTAAGTACAGAGTATATTTTACAGGGTATGAACATCCTTATGTCAAATCAGGATACAAAACTGTAGAAGTAAATGAAAAAACAAAATTTGCATATTTAAAATTATTTAATAAAAATATAAAACTGCCTATGACAGTTTGGGAAGAAATGAAAAGAGGAGCTAAAGAAATAGAAAATGTTTAGAAATAGAATATTAAAATCTTCAAAGAAATACTTTGAAGGTGAAATCGCAAAACACGTAGTTAATGTGGAAGTCATGCTAGATAATACAGTTGGTGTTGGAGAACATCCTGATATTGTTGAGACCATTGAAAAAGAATTAGAAGTAATATCTAACTATCACGATAAGTTAGAAATGTTAAACACATATTTTAAGGAGGCATAATGAGTTTATTAAAAGCAAGAGATTACTACAAACCATTTGAGCATCCTTGGATGTTTGAATATTACGATTTACAAAATCAAATGCATTGGCATCCTGCTTCTGTTCCTCTACATTCAGATGTGAAAGATTGGAATGAAAAGCTAACTGACAATGAGAAAAGTTTATTGACACAAATATTTAGATTGTTCACACAATCAGACGTAGATGTAGCCGGGGGTTATGTTGATAAGTATTTACCTATCTTCAAAAGTCCGGAAGCTAGAATGATGATGTTGTCTTTCGGTAACATGGAAGCTATTCATCAACATTCCTATTCCCTACTATTAGATACTGTAGGAATGCCTGATTCTGAATATAAGGCCTTTTCTGACTATAAGGCAATGGCAGATAAGCATGATTACATTGAACAGTTTAAACCGAGCAGAGCTAATAAAAGAGAGATAGCTAAAACATTAGCAGTGTACTCAGCATTTACTGAGGGACTACAGTTGTTTAGTAGCTTTGCTATTTTGTTAAACTTTCCTAGATTTGGCAAGATGAAAGGCATGGGTCAGATAGTCACCTATTCTATCCGTGATGAATCTTTGCATGTGGAAGGTATGACAAAATTGTTTAAAGAGTTTATCAAAGAGAACCTAGACATCTGGACTGATGATTTCAAAAAAGAAATTTATGATATCTGCAGACAGATGGTCGAACTAGAAGATAAATTTTTAGACTTAGTGTTTGAAATGGGAGACATAAAAGGGTTAACCAAATCTGATATGTATAAATACAATAGATACATAGCTGATAGAAGACTATTACAGATTGGTCTCAAACCTAATTATGGACAGAAGGATAATCCCCTTCCGTGGCTAGACGAGGTAACCGGAGTTGAACACCAGAACTTCTTTGAAGGTCGTGCTACTTCTTATATGAAGGCGGGACTGAGAGGAGATTATGGTAAATTGGAGTTTGCCGATGTCAAAGGAAGCGAATCTAATTAGTTACAAAATTGTTTTTGATAGTAAAGGTAAGTTAATAAGTGAGAGAAGTATCGCTAAGATAGATGAGATACGTAATCAATTTAAAGACTATGAATACGACACCTTACAAACTATCTTAAGAATTGCCAAACTAGAACTAGATAAAGTACACAATCTTATAGAAGCAAATTTAAATGCTAGGCGGATGAAGGATAAGTAAAGATATTTACTGCCTTCTCCTTGCCTTTCACTTTAATAGCAGATAATTTTTCTAAAACATAGGAAGAGCCTTTCATGGTTTCTTCTCCTATGACAATATCCTTTTGTACTTCCTTAGTAGAACTTTCTAATCGTGCTGCTAAATTAACTGCATCACCTATAGCTGTGTAATCAAACCGAGATGAAGACCCCATATTTCCTACAACGCATTTGCCTGAATTTATTCCAATTCCAACATCAATACCTAAGTTTGCTGCTTTTATGTCGTGTGCTATTTGAATCGCTGTTGCTATAGCTTTGTCTTCGTGATTATCTAAATCCATAGGTGCATTAAAGATAGCCATCATCGCATCGCCAATATACTTATCCACCATCCCATCATTAGCTTTGACTGCATTTTCCTGAATGGTTAAGGCTTTGTTCATTATCTCTGTCACTTCTTCTGGTTCTAACCTTTCAGACAAAGAAGTAAAGCCTCTAACATCTGTAAACAAAATAGTACATCTTCTATTTTCACCACCAAGTTTTAACAGTTCTGGATTATCTTGTAATCTTTTCACTTGTCTTGGGTCAAGATAATGTTCAAATTGTTTTTTGATTTGTTGTCGTAGTTGATATTGTGTTCTAAAGTTTAAATAAAATTGTTGAGCAGCAAGAATGAACATGGCAATCATGGTCCAAGTCACATCAATTAGTAGATTTTTTTGTATAAGATGCCAACCCAAATATCCCACAGAAACATAGGCAAACCCTGCCGCTACTATGCCCTTCGTAATTCCTAAAGAATGCGTTAGAAGCGAAATAAGGAGGCCGAAAAAAACCAATATTCCAAGCTCCGCTAATAATCGGTACTCCGGGATATTAGGTGTTTCTAAAAGTATAGATTCTGCTAAGGCTGCTTGAATTTTGTGTGGTTCTAGTAAGCCAACCGGAGTTGCAACTTGTGGCATGATACCTTGAGCAGTAAAACCAACAAAAACAAACTTATCTTTGACATCTAAGTCTCTCATATTAGTTTGTGGAGTATCAACCCAACTAATCCATTTTTTACCAGAGCTATCTGTCGGGATAGGAGGGATACCTTTTACTCTTATCATCTCAATACCGTTCTCATTGGTTTTGATTTGATACGTATTACCACCACCAAGTATCTTCAAAACTTCAGTACCGAAGGAAGCGACCCAGCCCTCTGGAGTTTGTTGGATGAGAG